TACCCGGGCATTGCATTCGCAATTCTCGTTATCGCACTCAAATTCATAGATAGGCATTACTTCTCCACGTTGTCTATATGCACTGACTCAATATGGCTCTTCATCATTCGGCTGATCTCTGCCTGGCTGATAAACCCAGCAGCAGCTCTAAGTGAATAACCGCATAGGCAGGTATGCATCCATTTTGGTCTATCGTCTTGTTCGTCGCTCATATCGCGTCCTTGTCGCAGTAGTTGCATGGGTTGCTTATCGTCCATTGACCGCAGGCCTTGCATCGAACGATGTCTTTATCGTGAACGATGTCTTTACGATCTTTATAGCCTGCATCAAGGAGAAGCCCCACCAGATCAGACATCCTAAGCATCGCAACGTAGTCACTAGCTTGTTCGCCTTGTCCATTCAGCCGAAAGCAAGCGAACCCCAATAAGCCGCTTTCTGCTGTTCTAGACTCGATCTGGCGGAGCGTTCCTTTTATGTCGAGGCCCGTCCGGGCTTTTATCTCGCAATCGAACGGGACATTGAGAATATCGCGCCCGTTGCCTCGACCTACTGTGGCTCCTTCCCACCAGAGCCTCAGATAATCTGCGACTACTCGCTCAGTGCGAAAGCCGCGGTGTTTCCTACTTTGAGACATTTACCGCATGACATTTCTTGCATGACCAGGTAAGTATCTGGCCTTGAATGTAGAACGCTAATTCTTCTTTAGGTACTGGCTCATTACATAGATGGCAAATGATGCGCACTTGCAGGCTGTTTAGAAGCTCTTGGTGCTTAGCCTTTTCTGCTAATTCGCTATCGGTTGGAAAGTTTTCCCATTCGCCATCTTGGTTCATAAACTGTAAGCCACTCATGATCGAGCCTCCTGAGGAGACCAAGTGCCTTGGCTGTTAATTACATACCAGATAGGATCGCACTTCTCAATCTCAGCCCAACGCTCTCCGTTGCCTGGACGATTGTTGCAGCCCATATTTGCCCACTCTTTGCCATTCTTCGAACCAGTTCGCCAGACTCGTTCGCCGTGTTTGCAATGCGGAATGTCTTTATCGATCTTAGTTGCTCCAAGTGTTTTCTCAATCAAGGCAACTGCCTCGGCTGCACTAGCTGCTGGCGCAACCTCTTTGATTGTCCAAGGATCATCTTCTTTTGCCACCGGTATATATTCTTTTGGTGTCTCGGTAAGTTTTGCCTTGGTCTCAGCAATTAGGTTTTGAGTCTTGGCAACTTCTTCCATGCTCTCACGCGTTGCGGTCTTGCTCGATCCTTTAAGCAGAATAATCGCCCTACCCAAAGCACTCGTGGCCGTATCTTCTACGTAATAGCGAGCCATATTGCGGTTGTATAGATCTCTAGCGCCAAAGGCTACGTTAGTCACCACTGGGTGCTGATCCTGTATGTCGCGATAGATCTCGGCTCTAACTCGAATATAACCCTTATCAGGATCGTGGAATTCGGTTACTAGGTTTGATCTAAACATCGGATAATTTTCAATCAGCCATTTATTAAGCGTGGCTACGTCCTCGTAATCTTCAAGATTAAACATATAGATTGTTCTCCTCTACTCGCAGTTGACCGCTAATTGCGAAATACGCTGCTCCGTCGATGTAATTGTCAACTTTGCTAGTTTCCATACTTCTTGCGACCTTGACCAGTGCGAGACACATCGCCACTTGGTAAGGCTCGATTGGCACTTCAAGGTATGCAGCCCATAAGGATGCTGTTCGGGACATATTGTCCGTTGGATGTCCGTAGTCCAAACCACGGTCTTGAATGATTGCTCTAGCTTCTGTAAGGTAGTCATTTGCTTTCATGCTCTTACCTTATCGCGCTGCTCATAAAACTTGCGCATAGTCCGGCGGCCTTCTTTATAGCCAGCATCGACGCCCATTGAGTAGAAAATAACAATCGTTAACGCCCACAAAGTGAGCATCATTCCGATTTCATAGATATTCATTATGCCACCGCGAATTCTGGACATATTGAGTTATCTTGATGCCATACGCCAATGACTTTGATGCCGTATTTATCACCTTCGCGCTTGTAATCCTGTAGGTGAAATGAGATGTCAGCTTCTGAAGTTTTGCCGTAGAACTTGTTAAAAGACTCGCCATTTACTAGCTGCACTCTTACGTAGTGATTTTGTTGACTCATTTTATTGCTCCCGTTCCGCCAGTGTTTCTGGCTTCTTGGGATAATCATGGCATGCCTATATGACGTTGCCTAGCACATTTTGATAACGATATGGTAACAATTCGCCCTCATCCATGGCGTCATCGATCGTGCGCTTTATGTCGTTATCGAGATCGTCCATAGTTCCCCGCCCTAGATTCGAACTAAGATTCCCAGATCCAAAATCTGGTGTCCTGCCATTGGACGAACAGGGATTGTGTTCATTATCGAACTTTACCGTATCGCTTCCCATGCACGACAAAAGTGCCATCCTTTTCTAAGTTAATTATGCTCACCTGGCTGCCTTTAGCATCCTCTTCGATGATAGTAAAAGCCTGCTGCCAGTTCATTTGACCCTTGGTATAAGTTGCCTGTCGGACATCCATGAGGTGCCCGCTTTCATACCCTCTTATAATGCGGTTAATCTTGCCCCCGCTTGACTCAGAAAATTGTGAGAAACCAGCACGATGCGTGTGACCACAGATAGTCGAAATACCCGCTCTGCGGGCGCTATCGAGGGCTGTGAGACCTGGTGTGGGCTTCACACTACCCTCGTCTCCATGTACCGCTATAAGGCGCTTAGCGACCTCGTAGGGCTTCTTATGGTAGGTGATGCCTAACTCGTCTAACTTCATGAACTTCTCAAACTTTAACTCTGGTAAAGACATGAACGCAGGGATCTTATTCATGATTACATTGAATAGGCGGTCGGTGTGATTAGACCTAATCATGTGCTGCTCTTTGGCATACTCGCCCAAGCGCCAGAGAATGTCCACCGTCATATCACGGTTCTCAGCTAGTGTCTGTTCGTACCAGCCTGGCTTTCCTTCGCTCCAACGTCCAATTTCTGTGAAATCTGCTTCATCTCCCAAAGTAAGTACGCTATCTGGGCGGTATGCTTTAATAAAAGCGATAACATTATTGACCGCTACTTCGTCATGTAGAGGGACTTGCAGATCTGGCACGACTACTGTTCGGCGCATAGCCATATTTAATCCTCATCGTCATCGTCGTATGGGATCTCGCCCGGTAAATTAGGAAGCCAGTTAGGTGTAGGCAAGATTGTTGCAGGATAAGTTAAAGGTTCAAGCAGAAGCGCGAGAGCCATTTCAGTGGTGAAGCCAGCACGTCTTAGCGATTTATAGTATTCATTCAACCCGATGCAGTATTGATCGAGTATTGAGTAAGCCTCTAGATCGATAGTCTTTTTACGTGCCATGGGATAAGTGTTACTTACCTAACATTTCAATTATTGTATCGACACGCGCTTCTAGACGATTAACTTGATCTTTTAAGGATGAACCGCTATTCGGCTTCAATTCCGCTAAATAGTGCTTCACTAGGAATTGCAGCATCGCAGTGACACCACCCAGCACCGTCACGATCCCCACTGCAATAGCAGCGTAGTCTTGAACGCTCATCGTTTGGGCGTGGCATAGCCAAAGACACCAGCAAGAACTGCCCAAAGAATTGAGCGGTAATCGGCTGCAAAGTTAGATGCTGCCCATGCTGAAAGGAATGCACCTGCGGTCAGTACTGCTGGGTTTTTCATATTCATTTAGTTGATGCTCCTAGTAGAGGTATTTGAAAGAACGAACCATCTTGATCGCCTTTGCTAGTAAAAGATACGTGCATATGATGGCGATGCTTATTGATCCCCGTATACGTGCGCCAACGCCAGGCGCTTTTCGCGCTGGCAATCTTGCCGTCGAAGATGATGTATTTAAGTCGCTTATCAGACTTTGCCAAGAGACGAAGTTGATCCGCCAAATCAGGCATAAGGTCTGGCTTTGCTTTGCCGGACAAATCGCGATCAACATCGATGGCACGTACCCAGCCTTGCTCATCTGGATTATGGTCAGACTTACGAGCTGAGTGGCGAGTATCGCCGATCCAGCCGTCTGAGGTACGGTCACGATCGCTGAAACAATCATCAAACTGCTCGCGAAGTTGTTGCCCTGCTTTGCAAAGTTTAGGCTTCATCCAAGTAGCAGTTTTGCTTCTTCTTCGGTAATACCTAACCGTTCAAGAAGTGCAGCCTTAGCAACTGCTGCCGCTTCGATATCGACTATTCTTTGTTTTTTTGCAGCTTCATCAATTTTGTATTGTGCCAATTCTTCTTTGGTCATATCTCGCTCGATGATTTCGCCAGTTTCAACATTATGCTCTGTAATTTTCATTATTTAACTCCGTATAGTTTGTATGAACCGCTAGTCATGGCATCAGTTGTTAAAATCCCAGTAATTGCGCTAGTTGAAGCATAAGTGTGAATTGCCCAAACCGCATTTTTAGTTCCTTGTGGGCTACCGTTAAATAGCGTGGTTATTGCCTTATGCGAGTTAGTGTTTGCATAGTTGTAGATAGTCATGTAAAGCGAGTTAGGTGTGCCAGTTGTAATTGCAGGCTGGTTAATTTGAAGGGCTGTGCTGCTGGTTGTCTGGTTAAAAGAAGTTAAACCGGTTGCATATTGCGCCCAAGCATAATTTGAACCACTATCGCTATTTAATCTGATATTGGTATCAGTTGCATTTTTAGCGTAATTTTCAAAA